TGATGCACTCATAGCAAAACACCGGAAGCCAGGAAGAAGATTCCGTAAAGCAGAATTCCCCGACGGCATAGGCCTTGCTGGCCTGCCATCTGGAATCGTCTACATATTTAATCTTCGCTGTTCCCAGGGAGAACTCGCTCCCGGTCAGGTTGGACGGCTTGTTGGTATCCGATGGTACCGGCAGTTCCCCTGCCTGGGTGACCTGGAAATACTTGAAGTTATAGAATACTGTCTTCCCTTCCGAATCCAGGTATTTTTCATAGGTGCGGATGAACTGCCCCGGCACTACGGTCAACCGCGAGGTATCGCCGTTATCGAACCAGTCCACCCCACGGCCCAGGTACTTCCAGAACAGGTTTCCCGTGTTGTTATTCCCTGTATCCCGGCAATGGCCTGTCACATTGGACGGAGCCTTGGTTGAGGTCTTGCAGTTGCGCTTGCCGGCAATCATAAAATATACCAGGTACGTCCCCGCGTCATAACTGTGGAAATGGCAGTCACGGATCGTCACTTCCGGGAACTTATAATGTGGAAGCGTACTGACCGCTTCCGGGGAGAACTCAATCTTGCAGACATCGAACTCGTTCCCGTCCGCGCCTTTCATGTAGGCGTTGCAGTTTTCGATGAAAACCTTGCCTTCAAAAATCCTGCCGTAGGTCAGGTTGAACTCCAGCAGATGGGCGTGGGGCCAGGAATCCGCTGCCAGCCGGTTCACATAGAAATTGGAATTTGTGATCCTGACAATACCCCGTCCCTCCCCGATCTGGATGGCGTGGTTATATAAATTGCATTCGTCAATGTACAGGTTATAGAAATAGTTATGGATATCCAGGCGGTTGATGCTCACCCGCTTGATATGGACATCCTTCACGCAGTTCATGGCCGTAGCGCCCCAATAGCCCTGAACGGAGATGTCATGGAGTTTCAGCAATAAACAATTGGTGGCTCGGATGACGTACCCGGATGTGGCGTTCGCCCCGCCTTCCTTTTTGCCTGCGGCATTGAACCCTGCGATGCCGGATACCTCCACATTGTACGACCCCCAGATATAAATCATGGTGTTCTTGAACTGGGTGTTGTGCATCTGCGCCGAGTCCGGGTAAAAGGTGAACCCGGAAATATGGGCGTTATGGCACTTGCACCACAGCACTGAGCAGTATTTGTTGGCTGTGGTCTGCAGTTTCACTTCGCACCCTTTGAAATGGTAATGGGTGGAAGGTAGCCGGGTGTAGTTAATCGTGAAATGGGAAATCAGGGTATCCGTCCGTACCTCATGGGTGTTGTAGTCAGAGAACGGCGCGGAGATTTCCTCGCCGCCTGCCGCGTTCCAGTCTTCTGTGAAGGGATTGGCCAGTACACCGTCTGTCGTATGAAGCAGCAATTCATAGCGTGGTTCGGAATAAAGGTAACCGCCATCATCACGGACAGCGTATGGATCTTCCTTTAAGAACAGCAATGCGTTCTGCCGGACATCCCCTTCGTTGCCCATGGTGCCGATGACAAAATTATCTTTCACATAAGTGTCTTTGGCTGCGGCCACTGGCTCATAGGTCATATAATCGATCTCGTTATCACCCCAAAGATAAAAACCGAACCAGGTAGCGTTGCAGTCCCGTACCAGGAGCTGGCTGCCGGACAGGTCGATATCCCCGGCGCAGACAATGGGTTCGTTGTTATCCTTCCGGATGATGCCGTTATGGTTTTCCACCTTCACGGTGTAGCGTTTCCGTTCGCTTTCCGGCTCGATGGTATAGGTGCTGCGCTGGTAGGCATGGGCGTTGAAGAGAGCCGTACCGTCATCGGTCTCGCCGTCCAGCTTCGCCCCGAACTGCCGGTAGTTCACCACGGTATCCGTGATACAGGCATATAAGTGTTTATGCTTCGGTGTCCCATTCGGGTTGGTCATCGGAATCGGCCTGCCGTTGCTGTCGAGCAATAACACGTACTCGCCATTGGCATCGATTTGTGGCGTCCCGTCCTGCTTATAGGCAAGCTGGTACTCAATCTCATCCGTCTCCCCCAAATCAATCGCCCAGGGAAAGGCTTCCTGGGAATACAGGTAGCGGCACTCATAATCCGCCCCGCCTCCGTCGTTTTCCTTGTAATATCCTTTGGTGTGTACTAAATCGCCACGGGTCAAGAGAGAAGCCGCAGCCTGCAGGTCTGCCAGTGTGGCATAGACCCCGGCACTGTTGCCTCCTCCACCGGTGCCTCCACCGGCCAGAAGTCTCCGCATCTCTTCCAGCCCCTGCTTCACAGCGGCTTTCGCTGCCAGCACGTAGGCCAGGTCATAGTTGTAAGCGGTCGGTGCGCCGATGGCGATGGCCGCTTCCTGTATCTCGATCAGGATGCGCCGTTTCACTTGCTGTAACCAAACTTTAATCATTATGCACCGTCCCCCTGACTATCAGCTTGCTGGGATATACCAGCGTGGTGTGCGCCCCGTTGGCGGTATCCAGGTACAGGTCGTACCAGAACACCCCTTCCGGCAGCACAGACATCTCCTGCGCCGAGCCGACCACAGATACGATGTTATTCAGCGTATCGATACCGCAGGGCAGCGTCAGCAACGGCTGGCGCGACCCCAGGTCATCCTTCACTGTGAACACGGCGGTATCGTTTTCATTCAGCACCAGCCCCTTCACATAGAACAGGGTGATGAAGGTATCCCCCCGGCTGCACATGATGGTCTTTTCTTTTACGATGATCATGTCGCGCCTCCTTCCTGGTTTTCTGCCTCAGTTGGTTCTTCTGTTTCTTCCTCGATTGTTACATATTCCAAAGTGGGTTCACTTCTGCCGTAATAGGTCACCACCGTAACCGTCAACGGAAAATCCCCTGTTTCTTCTGACGGGAAGGTAATAGCCGTAGCATTGGTCTGGGTAGTCGTCCCTTGGAAGGACACTTCATAATACCGGAACCCGGATGCGCTGGATGGATTCCAGGAGGCACTCACGACATAGTGTCCGTCTTTCTTCTCTACATCAGCTATCAGGCCGGTCACCCGGCTGATGACAACAGACGATACCAGCGAGACATTCGCAACGGCTCCGGTGGAGCGTACCGCGCTTCCCACGGTCACCACTTTTACCTTTGTTGGCTGTTGTTCTGAACTGTAGGAATAGCTGTTTCCACGGATGCCGTCTGCCGTCAGAATGTATTTCCCGGACAGCATCACATACACGGCATAACTGCCGCTGCTCTCCCGTACCCAGGAGATATCCGTCTGGTATTTCAGCGTCCCATCCTGCAAAAGGTAGCGGAAAGCCGCAGCGGATAAGGAAGTGACATTCTTTACCGGCTGTTCTTTCACCGAATACTGGATAGCCGGGATGTTGTAATTTTCCTCATAGACCGAAGCGTCATATTCCAGGCATTCGATTTTCCGGGTCATGTCCTGGGCCCGGGTGATGGATTTTACCGTGAAGGGCTTGCTTCCTTTCTGGGTAAACGCGATATCGAACACGTCATGGGGCTGCGGAGGGTCTTCGGAAGAAAAGGTGTTTGTTACCCGCAGCCGGCACCAGCCGTCCTTGTTCTCCAGCACGGTAACCGGTGATGTATATAAATTGTCATTGACAGTCCGGTAGATGATCCGATAGGGGCCTGTCATATCGTCCAGTTCCACAGGCAGGACTAACTCCTGGCCTTCCACTTTATGGATACGACCGCTCCGGGCCCATTTAGGTACGTCGTGAGCAACCAGGACAAGGTCGCCAATGGTACAGGCGATGGAATCCACCCCGGCTTCAAACGATACAGTCCTCAAAAGGCGCTGGTTGCAATACAACTGGTACATGCCTTCCCGGTAGGCCTGCTCATAGGACGTGATGCCGTTGAACTCCGCCTGGGCCGTCCGTTCTTCCGCGTCGGTATCGTAGGAATCCGAATAAATCGTAATCGTCTCCCGGCTGTAATCGTTCGCCGCGTCCATGTAGGTCAGTTCCACGCAGTTAGCCCGGTCGCTTGTCTGCAGGAACTCTTCTTTAAACGTCCCTTCCACGATGTTGCCCATCCCAAACATCTGCACCGGCTGCCGTGCGCAGTCCCAGGTGCAGCCGTACCGTGTGCCGAAGCGCAATACCTGCCCTCTGCCTACGTTAGCGATATTTTCATTGATGACATCCAGCATCTCCCCGGCACGAACGATCTCAATGTTCACATAGAGCCGTTTGGCATCGCAGAAAGCCGCCCAGCTTTGGAACTGGTCGAACAGGATGCGTTTGGCCGGGACGCCCCGGACATCGTATACATATTTATTAGTATGGATATTCTTCAGCCTCCGGCACTGGTGCAGCACATCATATGCTGCCCAGGCAGGATTATTGGAAGATTTTTGTAAATACTGTTTGCTGTTGGAATCCCACACATACACGTAAGGGCACCGCTTCTTGAATTTCAGTGTAGGCGTGCCGCTGATCTGGTCAGTGGCCAGGGCCTTGATACCGAGCAGCGCGATATTCGGATAACAGAAATCGTCATAGACGATGGACGTAAGCCCCGTCCAGAAAATCCGGGTGCTGGCCCGGCTGCTGTTCACATCATGGCTCCGCCCTGCCACCGCCAGCTTCACCTGGTATTCCCCGGCGGGCAGGTTGTCCACCCGGTACTCTTTGCGCAGGGCGCTGGACTGGCTGCCTGTAATATGGCCATCTTGTGTACCACCTCCGATGAACTGCACCCAGGCTCCGTTTTCACCCCGACGGTAATGCCCGGTAATATCCACCCAGGCGCCGCCCAGGTTCCCATCGTCCTGGGCATAGTACAGGCCGTTGGAAAACTCCACTTTCACAATGAGCCCTTCCGTGGCGTTGCCCTGTGCCGAATCAATCCGTTCCGCGTTATCCATCAGCTGGTAGTTCAGGTTCTTGGTGAAATAGGTATCGTTGAAATTACTGATGGGCGTCTGGTCATTGGTTCCCGGCCTCGTTTCCAGCGTCATGCCTTCGTAGTAGCTGACCGGGTTGTCGTTTATCTGCACATCGGTAATCTCCAGCGGCCCTTCCCCGGCTGCCACCAGCCAGTTCAAATATTCCTTGTTATCCCGTACTTCCACATATTTCCCAATGGACTGGCCGCCGCTCAGCACCGTACCATAGGTCAGGGCAATGGCGTTGTTCTGGCCTTCCATGGTAGTGACCCCGTCCCAGGAATAGGTGGGATCCGTCTTCACATCGTAATTTCCCATATCCTGTTTCCCGGTGAACCGCCCAATAAGCGTACTGCCGATAAACATGACAGCCGCTGCTGCCAAAAAAGAAGCAAATCCCCAGCTCCCCATGGCAATGGCGCCGGAGCCGGCGAACGCGCCGCCAGCCACCATGGACCCGACGCCCAGGGACACAACGGACAACGCGATGGCTGCGATGATGCCGAGGATGCTCTTGCCACCGCCCTTGGCGATGACCGGGCTGATAACCACGAAGTCACCTGCCGCAGTCACCCTGTCCTTTTCCACGGATTCCGCGTTGACCGTAGCCCGCATTTCCACGCCGGGCATCTCGTATTTTTTCAAAATCGTCTCAATGGAATCGCCGGCAGGAATCTTTTCCACCTGCCGCCCATTCCATGGTTCAAACGGGTTTCGGATGATGACCAGCGTGACCTGTTTTTCTTCCTTCATATTCATAACACCCCTCTATCACCCGCCTCCAGGCCGGTGAATTGACACGGTCTACACAGACTCCGATATTCTCCCGGATATGGATAAACTTGCCCTCACCGATGTAACAGCCGGTATGGTTTATCACGCCTTTGGGAACCCCAAAGCGAATCGCTAACACACACGGTACAGGCAAGTTTTCTTTATCACATTTTTTCCAGACCGTTTCTTTTGAACGCTCCCCATCGATGATGCAGGATATCTTTTCCACATCATCATAGTCGGCATCAAACTCCGGCAGCTCGATTCCAAAGCGCCGGTACACTTCCATAACAAGGCCGTAGCAGTCCAGCCCGGTCTTTACGTCCCTTCCGTGGTTCTTAAACGGGACGCCAATCAGATCGTCATACTGGATCAATGGACATACACCCCTTTCTGGTCGATTCCCTGGAACCCGCCGAACCGATGGCTGTTCCCACGCGCCCTGCAGTCCGTCAACGTATGGTCGCAGGTGGCAAGGTTCGATGTGCAGGCGCACCGGACATCTTTGTATTTGTAGTTGCAGCTGTTTTTCATGTAACGGTTCAGCGGACGGCGGGTCCTTGAACTATATTCACTTCCCAGATGGAAGGTGATGTACTGCTGGTCTACCTGGGTCTTCGTCACCACAAAGAATTCTTCCATCTCCGCATAGGGCTGGTCGAGAGCATGGCTGTTCACCACCCTCAATATCACTTCTGTGCCATTCCCGCCGTTGGCTTCTTCCACTGCGTACTGCAGTGCCTGGGAAACATTGTCCACCTTCAGTTCCACGTCCGGGTCGCTCCCGTCTGTGTTTTCAGCCACTTCCCCGATACTGAACGGGAACGCCTGGTAAAGGTACCCGTTCCAGATGATATCCTCGGTGTTGTAACAGATACGCACAATTTCATCCCCCAGAAAGATGTCCAGCAGGACAAGGAACACACTGTCCGTATACAGCCGGTTCTTCTCTTTCCGGGCTACTGCCGAAAGACTGAGCATCTCACACCTCCGTTATCTCGATATCCCCTGTCCAGTACCGCATGGCCTCGTTCTTCCACTCACCCACTTTTGTAATACGGACTTCCACCTCTTCCATGTGGGGATCCAAATCCCCATACACAAAACTGATGGAATCCGGGTTCTTCCAAATAAAGCTCTTCGCGGAAAATTTCACCACTTTGGTAATGAAGTGCATCAGCACCTGATATTGCCGTCTTGGTAAATTGTTCCAGTGCAGCGTCCACTTCCGACGGCTGCGGGTGAACTTGGAACGGCTCTGCATGGAGCCGTCCTCAAACTTCGTCCGAAGGGAGGTGTCCTCGTGTTCCTCGGCAAAAGGCCACCCCGGCGCCCGGATGTCCGGAAAATAAATCGTTTTCTCACTCATGTCGTTGCCACTCCTTTGATCATGCTGCGCAGCCCTCCCTGGTTCGTGCTGACCGCTTTCAGCACCACGCCGATGACGTACTCCTCACCATTGAAACTGCTTCCAGTCTGTTCAGCCTGCATAGGCTGCCCGGTCTCGTTGGTCAGATGGATGCTGATGTTCACCCCACCTTTATTGACAGCGGGAATGGTCGTCGTGGCCATGACGGGACCGCCTTCCGCGAACCCCGGCATCTGCCCGTGGTTCAGGGCATCCAACAGCGGAACACCCAAACGGCTCACGGCTGCAGCGTTCATTACATATTCCCCTCGGGAAAGCATCGCCGGGATACTGTCGGAAGTCGATGTGCCGGGGCCGTACACCGTACCGCCTGTGGCATACCCTCTCACGAAGCCTCCATCCGCAAACCCTAACATCCCGCCGAAGAAACTCGACAGGAATTTGTTCACGATGACCGAGGCCATCATCTTGGAAATCTGGGACATGATGTTCCCTAAGATATCGTTTACAAAATCCAGCAGCGAATCCCCGAAGGATTTTGCGCCGGTCAGTACATTTTTAAAGAAAGTTTCCAGTGAGCTTTGGCTGTCCAATACCGCCCCGGCAATCAGTTCGCTGGTGGTCTTATGGGACTCCAGCCAGTTCTCGTAATACCGGTGCATGATGTCCTGCTGTGTGTTATAGGCATTAAGCCGCGCGGCATTTTCTTTGGTCAGC